AATTGAAAATCAACACGCCATTAATGACAGATAATGGAATTTATTTGGGGAAAATAAAATCCATTCAAAAAAATAGTAAGGAATATAAAAAGGATATTCGTGTGGGAGATGAAGTTTGTATTAAGGTGGATACTGTGTCATCTCATAAATTAGGACTTCAAGAAGGAGCCAGTGAACCCAAAGTATATGTATTGGGTCGTCATTATAGTGAAAAAAATACATTATTTAGTAAAATTACTAGAGAATCTATTGATAATTTGAAATTGTATTTTCGGGATAAAATGACGATGAATGATTGGAATGTAGTGCGTAAATTAAAAACAAAATTATCAATAAAGTAATTTGGTACTTTATGTTAGTTTTTTATAAATTAATTTATTTAATTATTTTATTTATTTTTAATTTAATTATTTAATTTATTTATATTTGGTGTTTTTAACAGAATTTCCAAATATGATTTTTGTTTTCTATTTTTTTTTATTTCAATATCCAGGTAAGAGGCAATCATTTTTAGCAGTGGAAATGTTAATGGTATATATTGTTTAATTAAATGTTTTATTTTTTCTGTTTTAGTGCGACAACTAAAATACCAATTATACATATCCATATTACTATTACTATTCATAAAATAAGGTCTGAAAAATAAGATGTTATTTTTTGATCCATAACGAGCTTTATATTTTTTTAAATCTTTTTCAAACCAATTTTTATCATTATTGGTTTGAGGTTTTCTTAAACAACGCATACAATAATTATTATAAAATACATCGATTCTTACAACTGTATCATTTGTTTTTTCAATGATAACATAAAATTCCTTTAAATTAAAACCCATGTTATTGCTAGTTCCAGTGAAATAATCTTTTTCATACCAATTTCCTTGATATGAAAATAATCGGTCTAGTGCCATTGATGTTTTTATTACGACTATTGTATGGTAATTGATCTATCAAATTTTTTAAAAATATGTAATATATAGCGTCCAAAAAAAATTTGATTTTTTAATTATATCAATTAATAATTAAATATATAAACCAACAATTATCACCACTAATAAAAAAATGGAGTATGTTTGTAATCGTGTAAAGGTTTGCGGTAGTTCTAGTTCCAAGGGTTATTATAGTGGCACTGATAATTGTCACACCTGTTTTGAAGATGAATTTCATATTCTCAGGCGACATTTTTGGGGAGCTTTGTTTCTTTTTACAGAATCAATTTTTATATTTTTCAGTGTGGCATTCACGAACAGTTGTGTTGAATTGAGACTATTTTTTCAATTTATTATGGTGACCAACTTAATTATGGCAATGCTTGCGCTGTTTATTGATCATCATGTGCGTAAAAATTGGCCAATTGTACTATTATTTGCCATTAATATCGCATTGCGTGGAATTGCGATTCCAGTATTTGCCACATATGACTATTCCACTTGTGTTATTACTGGAACATATGGGAAAATCTATAACATGATATATATACTAACAATTGAGGCAATGATTGTGTTTTCAATTGTCGTAGTGGTTGGTTCAATTCGTTCTGTATTTTATTGTGTCAAATGCGCATTTGGAAAAATAGCAAGCCAAAAAAAAGAATTGGACAAAGAACGTGCTAGAATCAAAAAACAAAATGATCAAATTCAACAATTGGAAAATAAATTACAAGAAATGAAAGAAGATCATGAAGCAGTTCCAATTGCACAGCCTTCTATTGCGACCTCTTCTGTCGAAACGTCAGATCCAGCAAAAAAAGAAGAGGAGCCTTGATTTTATAAAAATAAATTTTTAATAATCCCAGTGTTGTGATAATCTTTTGGATTGATATTTAATAAATTAAATGTATTAATAATGGTTTGTTTAAAACTCAAAACTATTTTTTTTTCTTCAGCTCGTTTATTTTTAATTTCAATATTTCCAATGTTTGGTATTTTTGTAAAATTGATTAATTGTAGTTTTTTATCACACGAATTTATATCAATAATTAATAAATTTGTTTTGTTTTTAAAGTAACTAAAAATTTGTTGATAATATTGGTTTCGTCGGACAATCCATAATTTAATGACCTCTGTTTTATCAATATATTTATGCCATTCATTTGCCATGTTACCATTTGATTTTTTCATATCACCAAACTTATAAATATGTTTTATTCTGGAATAAATCCAATCATATAGCGATCGTGTATTAAGAATAAATAAACTATTTTTAAATTCCTGATCTAGACGTTGAAAATTACACATTTCACCATCAGTATAAACATCAAATTGATTAAAATAATGATAAAATTGGATTTTATTATGAAAAAATGTTTTTTTTGTCCAATGTGGATCATGTGTGGAACGTCGGATATTTTTAAAAGCATGGTGGTAAGAAGTTGTGCCAGTTTTATTGAATCCAATAAAAAAAATTTTTTGTTTTGGTGTTTTATTATTAATCATTTAATATTTTTCTATTTTATATTCCGATATTATTTGAACCTGCTAAATAAATTGGTGATTTTCTATGAATCTCATCCCCAATTAATGAATCTAATGCACTGTCATTATTTCCTAAGCTTACTCTACTTTGTCCACCACATTTTTCCACAATATAAGACATGGGCAAAATCTCATAAACAACACGCAATTTTCCTCGAGTATTTTTTGAATCAGCGGGATAACAAAAAAATCCACCAGTCATGACCAAACGATGAACATCTGCAACCATACATCCAGTCCATCGATTGGTTTTTTTATTGTCCATAAATTTATTAATTAATTGAGTTGTTTCTTTATTCATACGATTTTTATTACTATGATTTACATAATAGTATTTACTCTGCTCTGGCATTTTTATATTTTCTTGTAGTAATTGAAATGTATTATCACTTGAAAGAATAGATAAAGTACATTGATTCAAGCATTCCACATAAATAGTGGCACTGCTATATAATCCATAAGAAGCATAAATCATGTCTTTACCAGATAAATCATAAATCAATTTTCCAGGATGTTTTAAAAATATTCCAAATATTGATCCAGTTGTCAAATGGCAATCCAAATTTTGAGAACCATCCAATGGATCAAAAACAACAACATATTTACCATCATGATTTAAATGTAAAATAGAATCTTCCTCTTCTGAAGACAAAGCATAAACTGATTGAATCCATTTTAAATTATTTTTAACAATTTCATTTGATTGGATATCAATATGGCTAACTAAATCACCAGACTTATTAGTCTTATTTGAATATCCAGTAGGGACATAGGTTCGTAATAAATTGGAAATTTGAATTATGCTTTTTCGAATTGCATCTATAATAAGTTTGAGTTCTGGGTTGCAGTCACTATTCATATTTAAAATACTTGGATTTTTTTAATCAAAAAAAAAATGACAAAAAATATAAAAATGACCAAAAAAAAAGACACCAAAAAAAAAGACACCAAAAAAAAAGACACCAAAAAAAAAGACACCAAAAAATTCAGGATTGAAACAATTATGACCCTTGTTCATTCATGTTTTCGTCAATATTATCTATTTTATGTTGTAATTGAGTGTTTTTCATTTGTTTTGTTTTCTAGTATAAAACAAATAAAAAATTTTTCCTCTGGTTGTTTATTTTTCCTCTGGTTGTTTATTTTTCCTCTGGTTGTTTATTTTTCCTCTGGTTGTTTATTTTTCCTCTGGTTGTTTATTTTGTTTCATCCATCGATTGATAAATTTCCCCCCTAATAAATTTACATTTATACATCATTACATCACCTTCACCAGTCACATTATCTGGCCGATTGTCAAAATGATAATAAGTTCTGAAATATTCATCTTCATCTTCATCTCCGTCTTCCTCCATTCCGAAACATTCTTTATTTACATAGAAATATTCTCGAGGTGATTCATAAAACACATTTTTTTTGCCATTATCTACAAAAACTTTCATTGAAATTTTCCCAGAATCATCTAAATGATTAAATTCAAAAATCACTTTACAATATGAACCAAATTGCGGATCTTTTGATGGATTGACTGGTTTTCCAAATATTAAAATCTGATAATGATTAAGATGTTCTGGTGAAATATAACCATATATTTTTACCAAACATTTTTCAGTGTTTCGACCATCTGTGTGAAGTCCAGCAATTTTAAATAATTCATCCATATTTTGATTATTTTCACAAACGAGTGATAAATAGTCCGTATTGGTTGTTTGTGTTAATAATGTATTCATTGTTATTCTCAATAACAAATTTATTTTTTAAATAAAAAACAAAAAAAATATTATAAATTCTTTAAATGGTTTATTTTAAATGGTTTATTAATATGGTGGTTTATCAACCTGGTAACTAAAATACTTTACACCATAAATTCCTGTAGCACTTCCGGAAATTTTAAAGTCTGTGTTTCTTCGTTCCAATAATATTCCACTAAACAGCACATAGTTCGTTGAATCGCACATAACGTGGAATTTAACATATGAACAAATTCTCGTTCACCAGTTCCATCTTCTTTGTTGGTTTTGTTGTATTTACAATTTACTTTGCGTGCTTGGTAACTTGTACAATTCGAACACGAGACCAATTCGCGATATTGTTTCGAATGTGGAAAATATGCTTCCAAATCATATTTAATGGCTGTCGAACCATTGATATCTCCAGCATCCATTAATACAACACGATATTGAATACCCAACAAATCATAGAACTCCTTGATGTTACTCAATAGACCTTCCAATTCTTTTTCTGATTCTTCCGGTTTACAGACAACAAATTGTTCAAATTTATCAAATTGGTGGACGCGGAAAATACCATTCGTATCTTTGCCCAAACTACCTGATTCCTTTCGGAAACATTCATTGAATGCGCAATAACGTTTCGGTAATTCTTCTTCCTTAAATGTCGTATTTTTATGATACGCAACCATAAATTGTTCCGATGTGGCTGTCAAGTATTTTTTCTTGGCTTCACTCGTTTTCTTGTTTCCACGTGATTTATCTGATAGTTCATACAGGGTTTCATCGAAATCTCCTAATTGACACACATCTCGCATGTTTTCATAATGCATAAATACGGGGGCGTTTTTCAATTGGAATTTTTTGTATTTCATAAATCGCATTGCAAACATAGTTAATGCCTGTTTTAATTCGAATAATTGTCCTCCCAACACATATGCCCTGTTTCCCGAAATTTGTGAAATAGTTGGACCACATTCCAGTCCCATTTTTTTCATAATGGTAAAATGTGATTGTTGTTTTGTGCCATTAAATCGAGGATTATCTGTCAGAGATTGAGTGACATTATTAAATACCGTTTGTTGTTCAGTTAGAGGCACTCGTTTGTCCAAAACATTTCCTATGGTCGCAGCAATAACATGAAGATGTTGAGTTTTTTCATCAATCACATTTGCAAAATATGTTCGAAGTTTCTTAATCATAGTGCCAATGGCAGCAAGATCTTTGGGAGTGGAACAAGTTCGATCGTCTGTGCTTGGACAAT